ATAGGAATCTTACTGTCTGGGTAAACTTTTTTATCTGCCATTAATAACTAGAGCCTCCGCCGCTAGATCCACTTGAGCCACTTGACCCGCTAGAGCTACTTGAGCTTGAGCTACTTGAGCTACTTGAACTACTTGGTGGAGTTGTTGAAGTGGTTATAGCACTTGAAGAACTTGCAGTCCTTGCAGCCTGTACAGTAGTGCTAGTAGAACTTGTTGTTGTGTTCGAGCCTGAATCAGTTACAACTGTACCTGCGCTGGCTCTAATTTCTGCAGCAGTAATGCTAGTTACTATTTTAACGTCATCAACCGACGCTCCGCTTACAAAGATTTCATCTGGTTTACTTTGTATTTCAAATAAACTTCCAAATACTTGTGCTGGGTCTCTTGGTAGAATTACAAAATTTGTAACGTCTGGCGAAACTACATTGATAACATATGCTGTTAATTCACTAAGATAAAATCTATCACCGAAGTCCCAGTTATTAATACTAAAGAAAGTATTCATAGCATTTACAATTCTAACTTTTAAATTATTATCGTTGATTGTTCTATTAGGATTCTTAACAACTTTAAATTGTGCTTGTACTTTTGGATCAGCAGTTTGCCCAAATAATACTTTATATTTTACAGGATGATAAATTATTTCATCACTTATTGCTTTTATCTGATTTAATCCGCTACCAAAAGCAATTCTTAAATCTTCCGACGTAGGTTCATCTGGCTGTTGTCCAACTCCTGCAAGGAAATTTCTAAATGATGTATCATATGCTCTTGTTAAAATAAAGATATCAACAATGTTTGTTACACTAGGATCAATTCTTCTGTCTGTACTTGCAGCGTGAGTATATTGAAACTTAAGATCTCGTCTTCCTATTTCTGCTTTGTAAGTAGTTTCAAGGTTTAGAGTGTTTGTTGATTTGTTTACGCTTTTGACTCTATCTTCATTGTCATCGTAAAAATAAATTAACTGGCCGTCTGTATAATCGTTAATATTAACTTGTGATTCTCTTTGTGCTACAACAATAGTATTATTGCTATTATCTACAAGATTAAAAATACTTGTTCCATACGCATCTGCTTCTTCCTTAAAGAATAGAAAGTTTAAATCTAAATCAGTACCAACAATATTTTCAAATGATTGGGGATCGTCAACAACTCCGTCGCTGTCTTTGTCACTAAATGACAGTTTAATTTCTTGACTAGATTCATATCCGTCATCAAACTGTATAGTATCTGACACCTCAAATGTATAATCGTTCAACAACGATCCTACACCACTACTTTGATTATTAATGCCTAAAACTTTTACAGAATCTTTTTCAAGTTTGCCTGTAATATTGTTGTATGCTTTATCATTTTTATCAAAGTAAAATCTGTTTTGTGCAACGCTACCAAAAACATAATCAAGTTTTCTTACTCTTACAACATATTGATCGTTATCTTTTACAAATGCAATAATCCAAGACGCATCTAAGTTTTCACTTGATATATCTCCTGCTTTACCTAAACTAAATGCACTTGTTAAATCTAAGTTTTCTGCTTGAATAATTTTCCACTGCGCTGTGTTAATATCATATCTTAAACCAAAGTTTAAATTAGCAAATGCAATATTAGTCATTTGCGTTTCAATAGCGTCATTAATATCTGAGACAAACTTTGGAACTATTCTATTTGCAATTGCACCTGTTGGAATGTTTTCACTAAATGTTATTGGTCCTAATCCTGTCGAAAGCACTCCTCTGCCTGCGTTTGTTCCGTCACCAATTACATTTTGTACTTTAGCCCATACGTAAGTCGAACTGCCTGGATGATCTGCATCACCCTCCATTAGTTTATTATTTTGGCCTGTCATAAAGTGGAAACCTTCTGGTGCTGTAAATTTGATACTTGCACCTGGCAAAACATATTTCAAGTTGTTTGTAGCGTATGTTCCTACTTTAAGTAAACTTAAATCAATATTGTTAATAAAGTAACCTGTGCCAATGTTAGTATCGTTTGTAACACTGTTCCACTCAATAGTAGTTTCTGAGAAAAGAATTTTTTCAAATCTTGTAATATAAAAATTATACACATCGGTATCTGAAAACACTTTTTCAATTTTATTTTTAATAAAATTAATAATATCAGTTCTGCTTGTAAATTTGAAACTTAAAGTTTTTTCTGATTCCTGTTTGTAAATATATCCATCATCACCAAATACATTTAATGAACCATACTTTCCACTTGCATCAATAATGTCAATGTTACGTGAGATGCCGCTTGATGTTCTGTTTACACTTTTTACTTTTAAAATATTTTGTGATGTTGACAACGGAGCAAGATTATAATCTTCTCCTGTAATCATTCTATTCTGTGTATAATATTGTGCAGGAGCATTCTGTCTGATGCTGTCTATAGACTCCGAAGGAGCAGCAGTGCTTACTGACTGCTGTAGTGCTAAACCAATTGTTATACTATGTCTTTGTCCTGCTTTGTTTAAGTATGGAACTGTAATATTAATTCCACGCAGTTCATTAGGACTAATTGTGTAACTTAATCCATTACTCACTCTATAGTAAGTTCTAAAATTACCTTGTGGTAAATTTCCGTATACACCATCTGCAAATACTAAATCAACTGTATCATTCTCTTTTGTATCAACAGCATAGATATTTCTGTTACCGCCAACAATACTATTGTAAGCAATATTGTTTCCAACAAGGTTGGAAACTTTTAACCATTCAGATCCTTGGCCGCCATTTGCATCTAATGAATACAACCAAACATCGTCATTATTAATGTTCTGACTTTCAACAGCAACTTTTTCATTTGTTGTCGGTACATCTATATTAAAATCTGCTAGTTCTAAAGAACCCTGTTTAAACTGTAAGTAAAATCCTGTGTTTGCACTTCCTGGACCTTGTCCATCTTGACGATAAACAAATCCTAGTTGGTTGCCTGGTGTTGGTGATTCCTCGTAAATTTCTTCTGCATCTTTAAATGATGTGCTTACCAATTCAAATGCCATATTCCTTCCTGCAACAGATTTGCTAAAAGAAAAAATTGGAACATCTGCTGAAAAAGATCTAAATCTATATTGTTCTGTAGGAATATTCTGTATGTTTGCAGTGCCTTGACTTCTGCCAAATTCTGTGTTATCACTCATAGCAGCATTTAAAACTAAAATAAATTGTTCTGCCCAGTTTGTATTTGTTGGATCATTCCAACGAACTACTTGTTGTGCTAGGTTGCGACCGTTGCTATCTGTAATATCTTCTGTAGTTGCAACGTTTACAAACTTCAATAGGCCTTTTGCTGGTGTGTTACGTTTTGCATTGTATGACAGCATCTTACCAATACGTAAAACACTTTCTTTACGCTCTGCTAATTCAATAAAGTTTTCTCTACTTGCAAGGTCAAGTCTAAATGAAAGGCTTTGTCCTAAGAATGCTACTGCATCAATCAGTGCTAGATACTCAGAACTTTCAATGTAATCGTTAAAATCTTCTGGATAATTTTCACGCAAGTATGTAATAATAACTCTACGCAAGTTTTCAAAGTCATAAGACTTGAAATCAGCGTTACGAAACGTCTGATAGATACGAGTCCAGTCCTCGTTAAGTATTAAATTGTTTTGTCTTGCTGTAGTGCTCATTGCGTCCTATTCCTTAGTAATATTTAGCGTTATTCATTAACTGCTTACTTAATTGTTGACGTTGTTCTGTCAAAATCAAATGTCATTCTATCACTTACGTTGAAAGGTAGATATGTAACACTTGCTTCAATTCTCATACCCATCTCTGTGCTATCGATAGAAACGCTGTCAACTACAACTCTAGGATCGTAATTTACAATAGTTTCGACATCGTCTGCTATTAATTTTTTAGTTTCTTCAGTAAATGGTTCAAAAATCATATCCCAGATAATTGTTCCAAATTCAGGATTTTGCAGTTTTTCTCCTTTTTTAATATAAAAGTGATTAATTAGATCCTGTTTTACTAAGTCTATATCATACAGTTTAAAGCCTTGTTTAGGGTTTTGACTGCTAAAACCTTTATATGTAAAAGTTGAAGAAGTTTGATCACCAACGGACGCTTTGTTTACTGCAACTGCTTTTTTGTTGTATATATTTGCCATTGTTTATTCCTCGCTCGGTCTTTCTCTATCTGTGTTAGCAGGTTGTAAGAAATTCGGTGTTTGGTTTTCGTGCAATGCCCAAGGTTCGTGCATTGGTATACGTTTCATAATACTGTTGAAAGCACCTTGTTGATATTTTGTAGGATTCCATTCTGAAACAGTATTAGTGAATATGTTATCGTGTGTAATTAGATCTGCAATAGATTGTGCAGAATCTGCAAGTGCTGCACCAGTTGCAGCAGGTCCATTTAAGTGTATGTTAGGACTTGCTGACATAATAATATCGCCGCCGGCTGCAACTTCTGTGTTTGCACCTGAAGTAAGATAATTATATCCGCCTGTGTTTATATCCCAATTGGCTTGTGTATCTGACCTGTCACCTATTGTGTTTATATCTGTTGTGCCACCGATAGTATGTCTATAATTTCCTGCAACAAGAATATCTAAATCACCACTTGTTGGAACTTCTTCTTGATTCTCATACAAGCGTGTTTCAATCCTTCCATTTGCACCTATCAGTATGTTTGTGTTAAATGCACTTTCAATTTGTATTCTACCACTTTCAATTTCATCGCCATCAACAATTTTAGGAATAACTTTTGTATCTCCTTCTGCTCTGCGGTGTAATTCATCAGGAGAAACATACTCAGCAGTCGCTTTCATATTGATGTTTCTACCTGCTTCTATGTTTACATCTCTGTCTGCTCTTATGTTGAGATCATTTTCACTATGCACACTAATACTATCTGCACCGTAAATATCTATTTTACCATTACTGGTCATTTCGATCCAAGCCGTGCCGCCTGAATTTGTAAGATAAATTAGGTCCTCAGAATTGTGTAGTAATAATTGATGTCCTGTACGTGTTCTAAGTCTTGTGTATTCGTTGTACGGAAGATCAGGTATGCCTTTTTCTCCTGCATTAATATCTGCATATTCTACAGGACCTACACCGGGTGCAGTTTTACGTTGATATCTATCATCTCCATCATCCATTACAAATTGTGTACCACCTAGTCTACTGATAGGAATAGGAGTAGGTGTTTGCGATTCTGCAGGTCCAATTGCCATACGCTTACTGCCTTGACTGTAATCTAACGGACCTGGTGTAGAAATACCAAATACTGTATTTGGCACTTGACGTCTAGCACTACTTACACTAGGACCTCTTACATCATCTTCGATAGTACCTTGTCTTAAAAATCTATCTGCAATAGGATGAACAGGTTTTTTAATTTTTTCAGCATCAATTTCTAAATTGCCTTTTTCACTAGAATTAAAAGTTTTATTAATTTCTCCTACCGGTAACGGTTGATCTGTGTTGTATCTTTTTTTATCTTCCGGTGATATTGCAACATTTGTTGTTGCACCTATAGCAGGTACCATATGATTAGCAAAATTAGGTGGAACACAAGCGAACCAATAACCCCTTCCAGGATCACCATCTGCAAACAGAACAAGAACTCTTACACCAACGTCTGGTGGAATAGCCCACATACCATATGACTTTTGTGTATCATTAAAATCATTTTCATTGAGACCCATTCCTTCGAATGGTGTTACTCCAAAAAACGGTGAAGCGTAATTTACAAGATAGGTTTGATTTTCTGTACCTACATCGTTACCTTGCGCTTTCAATAAAGTTACTTTAAGTCTGCCGTTAAATGTAGGATCCATTGTACTAACAACTTTAGCAACATAGACTCCGGAGCCTAATCCAACACCACGTGTTCTATCATATCTGGTTCTTTTATCTTGTGCCATCTAGTTTTCGTAAATCCTTAATATATTACCATCTGCATCTGTTGTATCAGTAAATGGTTTTGTTCTGTCAATGTTAAAGTTAACAAGTACACCGTTAGATTGTCTTCTTCTTTCAGTAATGACAGGTCCTTCAGGTACTTTGGGTTTGTCTGCAGGACCTGCAGGATATTTTTCTTGTAATTCTTTTATACTTGAAACACCAAATAGCTCTGCAAGTTTATTAGACATTGGAAGTTCTTGTGATACATTTGTTTTATTTTCTTTTTCTGGTCCTATTTTACTTGCAAGTGCATTAGTTCCGGCTTCTTCTTTGACTGCGTCTCCATCAAAATCTTCTTCTTGACCTTGCATTCTTACACAACTTAATACTTGTGTAAACAGTCCACCGCTAAATTCATTCTCAAGTTTAAAAACTCTATATATTCCGCTAAACGGACTTAGTGTAGTTGCTTTGCTAAATGAATAAAGTCCATCTGGTTTATCTCCAGTGCCAGCGGCTCCGTTTACATCTATAGGAGTTCTAAAATTAATTCTTATGAATACATCGTTGCCTTCATAATTACAAGTTCCGTCTGCCATATATTGGGATGCCGGTTTTGCTTGTACAAAGTAATTACTTAATCCACTTTCAACTAACCAAAAAGTATCTCCTAATATTTTTAAATCAACTTTAATAAGATCAGCACTTGCATTTTTTATTAATGCATTGTGAAAGTTTTCAGCAACTCTTTGTTCAACAGATTGTGTACCTGAACCACCTTTCAGAACATTAAACATATCAGGATCTTTTTTGGCTTTTGTTTTTCCTAAATTAGCAATCTGTGCTTTTTTGTCTGTGCCGGTAGTGGCCGAAACATCTTTGGTTTTGTCAGTGCCTGTACCGCCGCCATCATTGTCGCTTTGACTTTGTGTGTTACCTTCAACAGCAGGATTTATACCAGTATAAAATAAATTGTTAATTTTGATATCAAAGTCTATTATATCTGCATTCTGTCCTGTGTAAATGTAATTGTATTCTTTTACAATTTGTTTTTTTAATTCTTTTTGACCTGGTGGTTTAGCAGTGCTGTTTCCAAACACACTAGCGTGAGCTAGATATGGTACAACTCTATATGTGTATTTTTTAGCATAATCGCCAATGCTGTCGTCATAATCTAAAAATTCAATCTGCACATCTATTCTAAACCAATTAACATAACCTTCTGCTGTTAATGGTAGTTCGCCATTTACTGCTCTTGCACTTTGTTCACTGCTTAAAATAGTCTGTGTGATAATATCACTTAATTTCATTTTCTGAGAAAAGTTAAACACACGTTCTTTAGGATTAATTGTTAACTTACCTCTTTCAATTCTGCCAGTTTCTTCATTAACTACATCATCTTCTTTTCTAAAAGCAAAGTTACCGCCTTTTTTAGGACTGTAATCAAATGTACTTTCGCCTATAGGATTTTTACCAGCATCTACGAAACCTTGACCAGCAGCACCTTTGCCACCTACGCTTTGTTTTACGGGATCTCCATACGGATCAAAACTTACTTTATCTTCCTTTTTAGTTGGCAATATGCCTTTAAAGTCGTATGTTCTTTCAGGAAACTGTATTTCGTACTGATCTTTAATTTTATACTTTCCTTGATTTACTAATTTTTGTTCATTATCATTTAGAGTACGAACTAAACTTTTAGGATTATCTGGATCACCTAATATACTATAAACTGTTGCCTCTTTGTCAGGTTCAGGAGCAATACTAATATCTTGCCATAACATATCTACTGTGTCAGCAAAGCCTTGGTGATTATAAGGATATGCTTGTACAGAATATTGACTACCACCTTCAGAAACATTGAATTCAACTTTTTTAAATTTTAAAACAAAGTGTTTAGGTTTTAAACTTTTAATAATCCTGCCTCTTTCATCGTATCCTTTGAAATCTAATCTAAGTAAAAACGGAGCCATTAGATAATCTGGATATCCTGCTTTTAGCGAAGCACTTTGCATACTTTGTAAAAGTAATCCCATACTATAAGGTTCCATTACATCAAATTCAAAACTTATTGCGTTAGTGTTTCCTGTTGCAGGTGTAGGTGCAACTACTGACATCATTTTAAAATTATCAATATAGTATTCAGGTGAAGCAACACCAAATA